CGGACATGCCAGACTTAATTAGCGCAATCTTAAGTGTGTGTGTATCCAAATCGTGCGTAGCACCTAAAACTTCCGTTTTAAAACTATTGCACATTGCAGTAGTAATTGCCATAATTTTTTACCTTTTAAATAAGAGTAGAGGACTGGAAGTATAAACCTCCAGCCCCCATACTTAATTAGCTTACGCTAGAGTGTCACGATCAACTTCATCAGCAGTCGCAATACCATTGTCACTAACGTCTAGCAAGCAAGCAAAGACACGAATTTCACCAGCAGTGAAAGATGCGCCGCCACCAGCGAGCGTTAGATCAAGAGTATCAGCAGATGTAATTACTAGATCAGCCGACACGGTAACGCTAGGTGCATAAGCACCATCCGCAGCCCCGTCAATATCAAATGCTGTAACGTACTCATCAGCATCTGCACCAGTGCCGAGAGTGGCAGTGGCATCAGTACCTGTATTTTGAGTGGCACTTGACGTAACCTGAAAACCAGCCGACACAATTTTTGTGTTGGCAGGAATGGTTAGAGCCTGTACAACATCACCATTTGGGTTGATGCTATTAGCAGTCAAATCAATGATTTGTTGTACATAGTAGGGTTGACGCCCGCGAGCTTCATTGCCACGAGCGGGAGCAAGAGTAGCAGTAATCGTAGCCATTTTTCAATACTCCTTATACTAAGCAAATTTTGGCATTAACAAGAGCTTCGGGACGAAGAATCTTGCGGCCATAAAGGTGCATACCACGAACAACATCAGCAAAGCTATCTGGATCACGATAGGTTTCTGTTTTGTTAATTTGTTCGGCAGTAGCTACGGCTGAAGAGTGACCCCCAACAACAACACCAAAGTTAGAAGCATTAGTACCACCAGTTGTGGAGGAACCTGTACCAATCGAAGGTAGGTTGTTAGAAACATATACTTTAAAGCCAAGTAGGTTGTTTAGAACTAGACCATTCTGAAGACCAGAACCGCCGAAGTCGCTGTTGAATAGTCTGGAGTCTTCGTCCTGAAGAATTTCCTTAAAGACTGGATCAATAACGAGCCAACGACCGTTTGAATCAACATTCTGTTGGTCAAGCTTACGAGCCATACGGGAAATAACCTGAATAGCATAAGCATTACCAGAACCAACGACTGCACCATCATTACCAGCACGAGCCTTAATACCAATAGCACTTCCTGAAGAACCACCGAAGTCGTCGGCTTCAATCTTCATGCTAGAAAGTAGTTCGTCTGTGCCAGCAGTTGCAACAGCAACTTCACCGTTAACAGTAGTGTTAACAGCACTAGCAACACTGTGCAGTGCAGACTGCTTAAAGCCACAAAGATAACCAAGAACGTCTTGGTCATACTGATCCGATAGGCGGAAAGCCGCACGATCAGAAGCTAGTGACTGGAAGTTGACATGAGAATGTGCTTCTTCAATGTCGTCAACCTTAAAAGCAAAGTAGTTAGACTTATCAACCGTGAGGCTGAAGTCTTCATCGTCTAGGTCTTGAGGTGTAATAACGGTGCCACGAGTGTACGCTTTAACGGAGATTTCAGGCTCCTTAATAATGCGAACGGTGTCACCCATATTAGCAATTTCACCAAAATAATCAGAGTTGGTGATCTCTTCACATACAGATGACTTACGGAACGCAAGCTGCACCTGCTTAGAATAAATTACAGGACTAAATGCACCATTAGGTAGGTTGCCGTGTCCTGCTGCTGCTGAAAATGCCATAACATTAACTCCTTTAAACAGCTATCAGATGCTAACTCCAAACTTCCTGTAGAGGCTAATTAAAATAGGTGCGTTTAAAAATACATTTGGCCTAACGTATTATTAACGGGCTACTCGCTTTAGGTAAGTCTATAGATAAAATTGTAGTTGCTAAGGTGTATAAACTACACCAAAATAGTGGGTAGGCTAATGCGGCCACTTATTTTGATATAGTTATATACGGTTATTTATTAATGTCAACTATTATTAACGTGCTGAACCAGAAAGATCATATACAAACTTTCCTGAACGGATAGCTTCCATAATAGTATCTTGATTCTTTTCGTACTGTGTAGCTGACATCTTCTGAACGTCTGATTCTCTAATGACGCCCGAAGTATCTTCGGCTGTAGGCCGATTACGTGAGGCTTTGGTATCTACCATTTCAGCGGCGTCACTAGAACGCTTGCTTTTCTTTTTGGTATTAATACCTTTGTCTGCCTTATATAAATCAATGGCTCTGGCTGCTGATTTAGCATCATCGTCATTGTCGTACAGGGCTTGTTGAATCCAACGTGGCTGTTCTTCTGCCCACGTGTGGAAGTCATCGTCCTGCCTGATCTCATCGAAATCTGGGTGTAACTGTAGTAAAATAGTTTCTGCCTTTTGACGCTCTGCGTCTTCTTGCATCTTATTAATTTTAGTTACACGCTCTTCTAATTCTGTAGATTGTTCTCTTGCTTTCTTAATTGCAATCGTTTCTACGATGGCCGCTACGTCTGGATACTTAGACATCCACACATCAATCTCATCGTCTGATTTAGGTAGCTTCATCTCCTTTTTAGTGGCAGACGTAAGCTGTTCCTTTAATTCACTAATTTGAGACTGTAGGTCTTCCTGCTGTTTCTGTGTGTGTCTACGTAAGTCACCATATCTCTTTTTAAATGAACGCTCTTCAGCGGTAGTGGGTTCTGCTTCTTGTTCTTCTTCTTCTTCGGACACTTCACCCTTTTGTTGGCGTAGCATTTCTTCTAGTTCTTCTTCGTCCTTCTTAATACGGTCCTCATTGGAATACGGACGACTAATAAAGGCTTTCTTTTTTTCTACCTGTACGGTATCTACTTCAGACATTATATTTCTTTCTCTGGGGCCACCGTAGCCTACTGTGTAGGGGGATGAGTAGCCAGCAAATTAGTCTGTTTAAGTGTGACTATCACTATCGGGAACCTAAACCCCCTCTTTTCTTTCTCTTTCTTCCGCCTCTTTTTTTGTTTCGTGGTTTACGCTTGATTAATCCTCCTTTAGCTATACCTTCTGGACCACCATCTTCTCCTTCTCCTTCTCCATCTGGACCACCAGTATCGTCTCCGTCAGCATCATTATCCGTTCCGCCTACAGCACCCCCATCTGCTTCTGGGCCGTCATCTTGATCGGGACCACCACCATATTCTTGATCGCCAAAGCTAGGACTAGGACTTTGGTTTGGACTTGGTTCATTTTGACCGCCCGGAGGACCTGCAAGACCTTCTGATCCACTAGGATCAACATCCACTGCGCCAACGGCAGCAGCCTCAGTACCTATTTGGTTAATAGAATCTTGTTTTTGTTTAGCTTTATCAAGGTCTTTTGTACTAAGTGGGTCTGCTACAACTTCCCAGCCAAAGTCGTTGTTCCATCCATATGTTGCACCGAGCGGTCCTGCTACAGAATATCCGGGTACTCCCATAGAAGTTACACCAACAGCACTAACAGCGGGGTCTACTGTAGGGTCGTAACCTGTAACATTACTTATAGAGTTAAATGCAGCAAGGGTGTTTATGTCTGCAATTTCTGCCGGGCTTAAAGCTGCAAACTCAGCTTTCATAGCCAATGCTGCATTTGCCGCTCTGGCTGCGTCTATTCGACCTATATCTTGTAAATCTCGAAAACCCTTACTTATAGTAGGACTAAGCGCAGATGCTCCCCTCATAAGCCCACTAACAATGCCTGTTGATGGGGTCATTGCAAAACTAGTAGCATAACCAACAGCGTCTAAAACACCACGCCCAACAGGAGTGTCTAACATTTGACCTAATCCGGCAAGAGAGTTTACACTAGCTGTACTAGCATTACCCGCTAGTTCACTTACTGATCCTATACCGGGTGTAGCACTAGAAAGATCAGATGTTCCTCCTCCATCTGGTACATCACTTTGACCAGACTTTGTGGAAGCTCCTTGAGCTTGTTGTGGTAGCTTATTTCCATAAAATGTATCTAATATGTTAGTAGCTAGACTAGCCTGTTCTGGTTTTTTATTTTTAAAAGCATCAGGTAAAAAACTTTGAATATAGTCAGAAGTAAGACCAGAAAAACCTTTAAAACTATCAAATGTAAAAGCAGGCTGACTAAAGCTACTAGCTGTTATAGGTTTTCCTGATGCAAATTGTTGCCCTGCTGTTGTAGCAGCATTATTATCAAAAGGGTTAGTTCCCTGCCCTCCTTGAACAAAGGCACCTGCATTAGCTTCTAAAGTATCTTCTTCGCCACCTTCTAAGCTTTCTAAGTCGTCAGGTTCAATAACCTCAATATCCTCAATTGTAAAAGGTGGACCACCTGCATTAAATAGTGTGTCGTCTGGTAATGTTTTTCCTTCATCTGTACCAAATTGACCCATAGCCTCCATTTTCTTGTAGCCCATTTTAGCTTCATCTCGAAGCTTCATAAAATGCTCAACACCAAAATAACGAACAACGTCAGCAGGAACTACCATCTCACCTTCACTAAGCATAGCAGGCTGGTCATCACGTACTTCTTTTTCCGTGCTACCTAATGGTACATCATTGCCGGATACGGGATCAACTTCACCACCCTCTTCAAATAATTCCATTTGTTTGTTCATAGTCAATCCTCCGTCATTAAATTTTGAAGTGTATTCAAGCTTTCCCGATGCTTTTTTATTTGTTGGGTTAAAGCTTGCAGAAGCTTTAAGACTATCGTTTCCAAAAATATTTCTTAAAAAACCAGAAGCGTTAAATTCTCTAAACTTTCCTGCCTCAGCGTCATAGTTTAAGCCAACACTGCCCCCAATGTTTTCATCTTTATTTTGCTTACTATAAAACGCACCTACATTAGTACCCCTATCTTTAAATGTCTCTTCAGGAGGTAGCCCATATTTGTTTTGTAATTTTTCAGGGAATAAAACTTTACCCTTAGTGCGCCTAACTCTACCCTCGAAACGAATTGTGTTATTGTTCGGGAGCCTAATTTCTGCGCCCCCTTCAACATTAAAGGTGTTATTTTTTGTAAATATGCCATCCTGATTTTTTGGTGTTTTAGATTTTACATATCTTGCAAATACATCAGTAGGAACAAAAGCAACATCATCCCCTAAACCAATAGCAAAAAAATCTTTTTCACCTGCTTCAGCTTTATCCTCACTCAAGTAATTAATCCCTCTTAACTATATTATCCAAAGACTTTAATTTTCTAAGTGCTTGAATGTAGCCCTGCGCTCTTTGTACACCAACAGAACACTCAGATTGTTCTAACACTTTATGCTGCTGTTCTATGTGATAATCTAAATACTCTACAAAATTAGCCCACAGGTGGGGGTTGCTGACCAGCGCTTTGAGGCGCTCCGCCTTCTGCTGGCTGTTGTTGTTCATTACCTGAGAATCCTTGTTCTTGTGGTCCGGGTGCCATACCTACACCAATGTTTCCACCACCTGCACCCGTTGGGTCTTGAGGATTAGCTCCTGCTGGAGCGCCCTGTTGTGGCGGTGGTGGCTGAGTTGCTTGCCACGCCTTCATCATCTCTGCCTGAAGTGCTGCGTCACCCATATTGTTGACAACCTTTTCAGGATCAAGATCAAGTGATCTGGCAATCTCAGTAATAATATAATCCATTTTTGCAAAAGGTGCAAGTGCTGGATTGCTAGTAACTTGAATAAATTGCATGAGGCGTTGACTACGTACTTCATTAGCCATCAGACTTTCTGTGCCACGTGCCTTAACTTCAAGATCACCCTTAATATCTTTATCAAAAGAGAACTGCATATTAAACTGGAATAGACCGTCACCAAGAGGCTTTAATAGGTAGTCGTCTACATTCTTAATGACGTTCTTAATACTGCCTGCTGCTGCGCCCATAAGCATACTAATACCACTAGCAGTTCTACCTACACCCGACACACCTGTTTGTCCGTGCGCGAAAGAAGGAAAGCCGGTGCTTTCATCAGCAAGCTGTCTAGCTTTATCAAATAGCTGTAGGTTTTCACCCGCAACATTTGGAAACTTAGTACCAAAGATTGCCTGTCCGGGCGCACCACCCTGACGACGAAACACTTTACCGGGATAAACACTGAGGTCTTGACCCGGCGTTAGATTAGTTTCGTCTACTTCAATAAGAAGATTGCCAGACAGTACAGCATTATCTACTGCCATTCTCATAAAGCCATTCATAAGAATTTGTGTGTCTTCCATATTTTCAGCAATGCCTACACCAAAGAAGCTGTATGGATTTAATTCATACGGTGCTGCCATATATGGAATACGTACAGGCTTAAACGGATTAATTACAAGACGAATAACTTGACCATTAACTGTCCAGATATTAGCTTGCACTTGATCTGCATCTGCAAGTTCTTCTGGAATATCTATGTCTTCATCATCAAGAAGGTCTGTATCAATTACACCCCAATACTCTAAAACCTCAAAACGATCAATGCTATGTGTTTGTTCATAATCAGCAAGATCATCTTCCCACCATTCTTTTACGTAGGATTCACCCTGCTCAATACACTGGTCAATGACGTTACCTCTAAAGAGAGGCCGCTTTTTAAGGTTAAGTAATTGGCTGCGGCTCATCTTATGACGCTCTACGACGTACTGAGCTTCTTCCATATTGTTTGCATCTGGGTCTGGATAGAAGTTCCAGACACTTACATGACCAATTTGAGGTACAGTTTTAATGGTTGGTGTGTACGTACCCTCATCATCCCAGTTTGCGTATTCTTTATTTACAGCAAATGGACCTTTTAGTACACCTGTACCAAATAACGCCATTTCAAAAGATGTACTGCGAAGATGTTTAGAAGCATTACATTCTTGTAATTGATCCATAACTTTCTTCTGCATTTTCTTTGCTGCAACCATAGCAGGATGAAACGTAATAGCTGACGGCGTTGTACCCGGACCTTGTTTAAGACCTTTTACATCATTTAACTTTTCTTCCATAGAACCCAACATTAAAGAGTTTAATGTAGCACCAGCCGGAAGTTCTTTACCATCACCGGCAAAACCATACGGGCTATCTTGTTCTACTGGACCTTCTTCTTTAAGTTCATCAGGAAGCGACGGATCAAAGTGTACCGTGTCTTCTACACCTTCGGGTAATACTGTAGGATCAATAGTAATAGGAAAACGCTGATTACCAAATAGTACATCTACAATTTGACCATATGCTGCAAGTGTTTTAGTTTTAGTAATTTTAATAAATACACGAGATTTTTCTGTTTCCATAAACTGAACGTCAGGACCATAAATGCCTCTGTAATTACGATAAGATTTTAACCAGCGCTGCTCTTCCGTAAAACGGTAGGTTTTAGCCTTTTCGTATTTGTCATTAATATACCTAAGAATAGGCGTATAACCGTAGTCTACTTCATCTACGTTATCCACATCTTCTGCTGCTACGCCTATCTCTTCGATTAGAAAATCGTCTTCTTCAATAGCCATTTATAATTCCTTTAATATCCAAATACAGCATCGGCTGGTGTATGAGTATTTCTGGGCATCTGTGTATCAAACTCAAAAATACTAAAGCGTGGTCTCGACATTATACCGTAACGTAAAGCATCATACAAGTGATCTTCTGAGTGAGTATCAATATCTTCAGGGTTTTTCTTGTCAATAGGCAGGGCAGGTAATTGGGATACCATATTTGTACAATTATTAAAAAAGATTAATCTAGGTTCTTCTGTAAACTCATCTACCTGAAGCCTACGATGAACTTCGTTTTTACCTGCTACTCTACTACCTTTACTGCGATCAGACGGCCTCCAACGACAGCCCTTACTAATCATTTGTTCCGCCAGCGAAGGTCCAGTATCACCTCTTTTATGCCATAAAGAGCTATCAAGAACACCATATCTAATATTTCCATCTTCTGCTTCTAGTTCTAATACCATATCAGCTAAGTCTGTAGCTAATACTTTAGATACGTATAATTCTCTGTATACAATTAGTTGTTCATCTGGGCTTACGGCAAACCATAACACGCCACTATATGAACCGTAGCCATAGTCACAAGCACGAAACTTAACCCAATTATTTGGTATGTCAAATGGCTCAACGACATGAAGGTTTCTATTAAATTCCGTAAACGCTGCACCTTCTTTAATGTCCCAATCGCCGTCTAGTAGCTGTCTTTTTTGTTGCTCCGGCAAAGAAAGAAGCATTGCTTCATAATCACCGCTTTCAGCTAGATACGGATTATCCATTAGTTTAGCAGGTATAAACCTTCTTTTAAATAAAGGCTTTCCTGCTTTAGCATGACCTGCCGGATAGTTTAAGTCTTCACCCGTTTCAATATTAGTAGCTACAAATCTGCTGTTTGGTGGTGCAGGATCAAGAAACATTTTCTTAACCCAATGATGCCCTCTGCCGCCCGGATTGGTTGTAGCCCGCATGTATACAGGTAAATCTGGAGCAGTGGACCGTAGACGAGATCGCATGTAGTCCCACGCATAAGGTGTAGCCCACTGAGTCAACTCATCAAAGCCTATCCAGCTAAATGCTAGACCCTGATAACGCAATACGTCTTCATCTCTATCCAGATAAGACATCCACAATCGCGCACCGGAAGGCGCAGTCCACTGCATTTTTCTTTCGGACCACTTAATGCCCGGAACTGCTTTAGGATACATCTCTTGAGACTTAAAAATAAGTTCTCTAAGTTCTTCCGTTGTATGTCTAAGCAATAGCCCACTGAAATCAGGGTGGGAAAAATAACGTACAGGATCAGCTAACATAGCGAAAGACTTGCCACCGCCTGCTGCACCACCATACAATACTTCTCGTTCTGCTGCCTCTAAAAACTCTGTTTGAGGGCCATCATTAGGTTTAAATACAGCATTTTGTTCTACAGATTCAGGTGGTTGATGTGCTACAGAAGACTCAATCTTTTGCGGGTTCTTCAGTAGCTCCGCTGCGTGTAGTGTCTGTTCGGGCGTCGAGTCTTTCTTTTTCAAGTTCTTCCGCTTTGGCGAGCGTCTCTTCGACATACGCTGCCCACTTGCGGAGGCTATTAGCTTTGTTTTTACGCTTTCGCTCATTTCTTACCCGTTTCATTAATCCTACGTGTGATATGTAGCGACCCGTTCTTGTGCTTAACCAATTGGATACTTCTCTGTAAGAATACTTCTTTAAGTGTTTCTTTGCTTCCGACAACGCATTTAGTTCTGTTTCAATAGGAAGTAAAACTTTATCGTCGTCTTCATCTAGCTCATAGCCAAACGGTACTGTTCTAGCTATACGTGGTATAGGAACCCATTCACCGTCTTCTTTAACGTCAAGTGGTTGTGGTAATTTCCAACTTCCAATACTACGTTGTAATGCTTTAGTCGTCATCGTCCTCAATTACCGCTTTAGGTGGTAGAATAAATACACCACCAGAGCTTTCTACTTGCATTTTTTCTGACTTAATGATGCCGCTTCTGTCTAGTAGGTCTTTGGCAGCGTTGAGCTTGTCACGAATACCTAACTCGGTAGGGTCGTCAATACCAGAAATAATAGCATATGCAGCTTTAGGGGCGTTATGTGCCATAAAGTTTTTAGTGGCTTCAATAATCTCATCCTTAATGCCAGCCGTAATTTCTGACAGTACGGTATTAGGTGAGTATCCAGCCAACTGTTTAGCTGCATATAGATCACCTCTAGCATCACCAAATAGAACATTAATAAAAGCCTGTTGTTTTTCTGTTAAGTTTTTAGCCATTACGCCACGCCCTTTTTATGCTTCTGACTTTTAGGCGGACTCTTAGTACTGCCGCCTTTACCAGACCAAAAAACTTTGTTCGCCCAATACGCAGCAGACGTTGGGCCTTTTGCAATATTTTTACCGTGACGCGCTTTAAAAGATTTACGAGCTTCTGGAGAATAGTTATGACCCATCTTTTGATCGCCAAAGCGTATGATTTTAATTTTTCCATCGTCCCTCACTGCAACAATAGCTTTTTTTGTAGGGTGTTTAGGTGTGCGTTTAGGCTTACTTAAACCTGACAACCCATATCTTTTTAGCTTTGCTTTTTCAGATTCACTTAAAGACATTAACTTTCCCTAATTATACGTATTTTATTTTAGTTGTCAACTATTACTTACCAAATAGCTTAGTAGCACCCCTAATACCAAAGCTGGCAGCAACTACACAGCCTAAAGAATACTGATACCATTCAGGCATAGACTGTAGTTGCTCAAAGCCTCGTTGTACGATGTTTTCCATACCCGGAACAAAAGCTAAAATCATTGGTACACTAAAAATAATTGTAAGATATTCATCTTTCCAGCTATTCTTAGTACCTTCAGCCATAATACGCTCCCACCCACTTTCGTGTGTGGCTGCTTCTACCATAACTTTGGCTTTAGCCTCTGCTTGCGCTACCTTCATAGCGGTATTTGCTTTTTTTTCTTCTACACTACCCTGTAGCCACGTACCAACAAGCCCAGCTACAGGTCCAATTAGAGCGCCAATCATAGTGGTTGTCCTTTACCTTTAACGATAATAGCAATCTTTTGACACGTAGCGTGCCAACCTCTATACTCGTTGTCTTTTAAACCCTTTTCTAAAAGAGGTACAACCTCTTCATACGGTGGGCATTCTTGTACAATCCCAGACTTTACATTATAATTACCGTTATTAAGCATAATAATGACTGTAAACAGTAATGCTTCTACAAATTGCTGGTTCATAATAAATCTCTACTTTGTCTTTTTACTGGCCTCAACAACAGGAGGGCTAGCTTTTTCGGAGTTGCCTAAATACAAACCGAATGCAGCAGTAAGTGCGCCAGTCATAACACTAAGCATACCTGCCTGCTCCATAGTAGGTGCATCAAGTGCCATAAACCACTCAATAACACGGAAATTCATAACAATTAAAGCTAGCATCATAATACGTGGTATAATGCGCCAACTATCTAGCTGTGCTGCTTTCATTATCTACCCTGCCCCCTATATGTTTGTTTTGCATTAGCTTGTCTGCTATGCAAGTTAGGTCTTTTAGCGTGTCTGTTTTTTCTACGGATACGCTTTTGTAGCGTAATAGTCTTTTCTAAAATCTTACGCACGGTACTTTCTTACTTTCTTTGCTATACTTTTAGGTTGTTTGACTACTTGCTTACCAGCAGCAGTACCTTTACGTTTAGCTGCTGTAGTTCTAGCATACTCTGAAGGTGTTAAAGCAGCAATAGCTTTTTTAGGTAGGTATCGCTCACCTGTTTTAGAAGAGGGCTTACCAGACTTAGTTGTCCACTTTTGTTTTGTCCAATCTCTTAAACTTTTCTGTGACTTCTGTAGTGCCATTATCTAATACGTCCCTTACAACTAGCTGCTTAATAAATTTAGCCCCTATGATTTCTACAATAGTTTGATAACTAGATTTAATATCTTGTTGCTGTAGCTGCATAATCTTTTGGGCATCAATAAGCTTGACTACTATTCCCTCTAGTCTTTTATGTTTTTCATCTAGGTCTGAAGATAATTCGTTCTGTATCCAGTTATTCTGTTTCCATATGAAATAACCAAAAGCTATTGTCATTGTAACAGGAATACCAAATGTTTCCAGTATATTTAGTATGTCCATTCATATCCCTCTCCAAAAAATACAAACGCCTGTTACATGACTTTAGGCTACTTCTTTTTTAGTCCGCCGCCGCGCATTTTTGCTACTGGCTTTTTCATTCCGCCCCGCATCATCTTTGCTGCTGGCTTCTTTACTGCTCCGCCCCGCATCATTTTCTTTTTGCCCATTGCTCGTGGTTTCATTGCCATTTCGTTTAGTCCTTCTGTTAATAACTAATTCCTGATACTCGTCTTCAGGATAGACTTTGTAGTAATCCAGCTTTTCTAACTTTAAGCTAGCGTCGTCTACTTGAGATAGTGACTGTATGAAGACCATACAGTATTCATCCTTTACGGAACTCTCCCAACTGTGTTCGTATAAAAAATCTAATTCGGCTTCTTCTGCACCAAACTCAGGATGAAATCCCATAATGTGCAGATCGTGTTTAGCTAGTAGGTTGTTTCGTTCCTCACACCATGTACTAAACTCTTGCATATTCGGTATAGTAAAAGAGGCACATATTGTTAAGTCATACGCATTATCTGCAAATTCATTGCACTGTCTTAGTGTCTCTTTATATATATTCTTAGTTTCTACTATTTTCACTTTATTATCTTGCCACGCTTTCTTTGCATAGGGGCAGGCAGGCAATCCATCTAAATGCGGGTTAGGAACTTCTAAGACATTCATAGACCACTCACGCAGGTCATCCGCGATAGATGTAGCCATTACGACTTGTAGCCGCCTCCAGCCTTCTTATATTCGCTCGCTAGTAGTTGAGCTTTTCTAGCTGACCACTTTCCGGCTGGGCCACCTTTTCCACCAGCTTTAATTCTATTAAATAGTCTTTTACGTAGGGCTGGCTTAGTGTAGTTACCCGCCTCATTAACACGAGACTTTGATTTAGGTTTAGCTTTTGCTGCCATTATGCACCTGTAAATGTAAACTGTGCAGGCTCTTCTTCTACCGACACCATAACTTCAAAGTCTGTTGGGTTAGCAGAGAAAGCAACAATCTTGTCGCCAGCGTGCATAAAGAAATAACCACCGTTAACTAAGTTTAATAGTGTGTTACCTGCAAATGAAGTATCTTTAATAATATAGTGATACTCATTATCTTCAGCATGATAAAACTGGACACTGCATGTCCGTGTACTGTTAGAGCTATTAGACAAATGTAAAAAACGTACAGTACCATTATAGTTAGGAGGGCATGTATAAACTACGTCAGCACTGCCTGATGCAGAGGAAGACGTAAGTGTTAGGCCCGTTGTGTGGTACTTATACGTATTTTGATTTGGCATTAGTACTTCTTATACTTTCTACCGTCCCAGTCAAATATAGCGCCCTTTTTAGCAGCCGCATAAGCATCCCGAAAACTTTGAGCTTCTTCAGAATCTTTTTTATACTTTTTGTATCCTTGTTTATTTGTGCTAACAGGGGTTGTGGTTGCTGACGCAACAGACGCCGACGTACTTCCCATTAGACTATCTGGTCTACGTGGAGGTAGCCTAAAGGGAACTTTACTTGCCTCTACATTACGAGGGACTAATTGATCTGGCCCATCAGGCTCTCGCGCAGACAGCAACTGCTTTGGTCCATCAGGTTCTCGTGCAGGCGATAGGCTCTCCCTACGTGGAGGTAGCCTAAAAGCCTGACGAGTTTCAGAAGGTTCCGCCTGTTCTTGTAAAGTAAACGGACCCCCAGAACCTTCAACCTGACCTGATTGACCTGCTTCAGCAAAAGAAGGGGTAGTTGCTGAAGCAACGGCACTATCAGGCCGACGCGGTGGCAAGGTTGTCCTACGTGCTTCAGCTTCTAGACTAGCTTCTTCCATTCTGCTTTTTTTAGTATTTTGACTTAATAAAGCTTTTGACCTTTCATCTGCTGCTATAGAAGCTACAGGCTTAGGAAGAGGCTCTGCTCCTTTTGCATCAAAATAACTTTTTTCAAAGTTTGCTGAGCCACCATACTGTTTTAAAACTTTGTCTAGCGCATTTTGATATTGTGTAAAAGCAGTCATGTTTGCTTGATTAGCAACAGGCTCACCCTGTTTTTCGTGGTCCTCATCATAATACTTAACGTTCTGTTTTAGAAGGCCAAGTAAAGTCATAGTTGTTACAGGGTTAAGCTCTGGGGTTGCCATCGTTACTTCGTTTTCTTGGTTGAAAGAATCATACCACCTTTACGGTAATCACGCTTACTAAAACGAGAGTTGGCCTGTCCTACAGAACCACCACGTGAATGCCTGCTGGGAAGTTTTGAACTTTTAATCTTTGGCCCTTTATCAGGCCTTTTTTGTAAAGCAAATAGCTCTGCTGCCCGTTTTTGAGTAATGGCCCGTCGAATTAAAGCAGAATTAATCAAATCTCTTCGGCGATTTTCAGTTAGACCATCCCAGATTTTTTTGTCAGTAATTACTCCAGTATTCTGATTAAAGCCGTCACCCTTTGCTGCCTCTCTTCGTTTAGCAGCAGCAGCCCTTTGTGCATCCGATTGGGTCTGTCGGCTTTTAAGTGTGCGGCCTGCCTGCCGATTTGCTGCTCCTGCATCCATTTTATTACGGTATTTTATTAGTGCCTTCAGATCAGTTTTATCTTTTGCGCTTAACTTACCGGCACGATCAGCATTCTCAAGCTCAACAATCTTTTTGTCAAGCTGTGTTGGCGTAGGCAAAAAGGCTGGACGATCTTTGCCAGCATTAACTTTACCGGATGCACCTTCTTCAACCTGTCGCATAGCTTTTGCATCACTGCCGTCTGCGGATTTAACACCCGGAGTAGGAACACTAAACTGACGCGCAAACATTTTAGAGGTTGCAGCATTAACGGGTGGGTTGTTTTTTGCTTTTGCCGCTGCCGCTGCTTTTGCCGCTGCCTCTGCTTTTGCCGCTGCCTCTGCTTTTGCTTTTGCCGCTGCCGCTGCTTTAGCCCTAAGCTCCTTCCCACGTCGCTCATCAAACTGGCGCGGGGTTAGTTTTGTAGATTTTTTCATCGCTGATTTAAGAATACTAGTTACCATAATTAATTTCCTTATTTAAAAAAGAGACTAGACCGCAGATCAGTATGGCCCCGTGCTAGTTTCTTACGGGTACTAGGCTTTGGCTTGCGCTTAGACTTAACCACCCCACCTGAACTATAGGTGCTTGTTATATTTTGATTAACATTCTCCAAGAGATTTATAAAACCATCCTCTAGTTTAGCAGAACGTTCTAGCGTTGAAACAGCTACACCACTAAGATTTTTATTATAGTACGTACCAAAGTTAGAGATAGGAGGAGTACCGGGCAGCTTTAAAGTTATATTATCTTTTATAGCTTTTTTTATGTCCGTTGTGCTTTTCTGTCTAGCCATAGTTACGTACTTTCTTTTGTTGATCTAAATTTATCTACAGATTCTTCGATATCATTAAGGCTAAACG